AATGTAAATAGTTACATTGGGCAGACAGAGGGAATATAAATGACTGAATACGAACAAATAATTGAAGTATATGAAAAATATTTTCATGAAGATGCTAAGATTATGATTGACGTTGGGGCAAATATTGGACGAACATCAAATGCTATTATAAAAAGGTATCCAAATATTGAAGTTCATGCAATTGAGCCTCACCCAGAAATATTTGAGATGCTTAGGAATGAACATCCATCATTTAATTGCCATCAACTGGCACTTTCAGATTTTAATGGATCATCAATGTTTCACTCAGTCTCAATTAAAAAAGATGGAATCCCCGGCGATTCTTCTCTTCTTAATAGATCAGATTATAATGTTTCAAACAGCAGAATAGTCGATGTCGAAGTTTTGACGGGAAAGTATTTTTTAAAAATAAATAATCTCCTAAACACTTTGATTGATATTGTTAAAATTGATGTTGAGGGTAATGCAATGCAGGTAGTAGAAGGCTTTGCAGAATGTTTAAAAAATATTAAATTGATACATATAGAACTAGAAAAAAATGAAATTTGGGATGGTCAGAAGAGCGCCGATGAGGTAATGGAAAAATTAAATTCGAATGGGTTTGATTTGACAAATATCATTTATAATGATGTGCAAATAGATGCGGTATTTATAAATATGGAGTATATAAATGAATGAGATTGCTTTAATAGTTCCAACCATGATCAAGTTCGACTTGTTCATGAGATTGATTCATTCGGTTGACTATCCGGTCAGACCATACATTAGCGATAACTCTAAAAATAATCTCGGAGTGGCTGCGTCTTGGAATAAAGAAATTAAAAATGCAATGGCGGATGGTTACAAGTATGCCATCATTGCAAATGACGACATTGAATTTGCAGCAGGAACAATGGAGGCACTGGTTCATGGAATAAAAACTTTAGATGCTGTTACCATTAGTCCAAACAGTCAGTTGCTAGGTAGAGATACTGATTACTACATTCCCAGAAATGGATATATTGAGGGATCGGAGTATGCCTGCTACGCGGCGAACTTAGAAAGAATGGTTGATGAGGCAGGCATCTTTGACGAAAATTTCTACCCCGCCTACTATGAAGATAATGATATGAACTATCGAATTAAACTTTCTGGCGGTAAAGAATTAATAAATACTGAGGTTGGAATAATTCATCATGGATCAGCAACTGGATGGGATGTGGTTAGCCCTGAAAGATGGTATGAGTTAGAAGACTATTACATTTCTAAATGGGGCGGTAAGCCAAGAGAAGAAAAATGGACAACGCCATATAATAATTCAGATAATAGTATAAAGCACTGGGAAGGTAATGATGGGTAGTTTTCATAGAGCAGAGGGCGACAAAGCATTTTTAAAGCCGGAACTTACAAAGACACAGATAGAGATTACTAATGTGTGCAATGAATTAAAAGATTTATTAATTGATAAGAATAATTCATATGGCAATTCGGCCTTGGACCCAGTTAGAATATTCTCAAAGTCTGATAACGTTGAGCAGTTGATGGTACGCATTGATGATAAACTTTCAAGGTTTGCTCGCGGCAAAGAATTCCCCGGCGACAACGATATAGATGATCTATTAGGATATCTGATACTATTGAAGGTAGCACATAGGGACAACTGGAGGTAACATGCCAACCTATGCATTCACATGCCTAGCATGTGATACAGATTTCGACAAAAATGTACCATACGATGATATCCAAAACGTGACTTGTGAAAATTGTGGCTATCAGGCGAAGCGTGTTTATAGTTTTACCGGACTCGTATGGAGTCCCACTAGGAATAGCGGTTATTCATGAGAATGAAAACATACTTTAAGTCTCTGAAAGATGGGGACAGGACTGGAAAGTCTATTTTTTTGCATATGGATGATGAGCAGGCATACATGATGTGTGACTGCATGAATGAATATTCATTGAAACTTACTAATACTTTAAAGAACAATGGTAATTTTATGTGTAGGCAATGCTATGCAGAACGAGATGCAGCAAACTTTGATTCACACTGGGGATATAAGTCGGCATTTGCACGGATCAGAAAGGATGCACGCTCCGCTGATCGCGTCTTTGAGATTAAACTTGAAGAGTTCAGATACTTATGCCAGCAAGATTGCTACTACTGTGGAAGCCCACCCGCTAACCTGATTACATATCGGGGGCAAAATTCATTTACTTTTAGATACTTTATGTATTCTGGGCTGGATAGGATAAATAACGATGTTGGTTACACTAGACAGAATGTAGTGCCTTGCTGTATAATATGTAATAGGGCGAAGAACTCCATGCCCTTTAAAGATTTTATTGATTGGCTTAATAAACTTACCGACTACAGACAACGGATATCAAATGAACAAGAGAAACAAGAGCAGCAATCTCAGCAGGCCGTTTCCGCATAATGATAGTATTGTAATTCATTATCAGTGGTTTCATGGGAGAGATGAAATTCTGCCGGGAGATAAGATTATCTTCAAAAATATTCGTGGGAAGTTTACTTTTATTAAAGTTGTAGATAATCGTTCAGCCGGTGTAATTTGGGTGGACTGTCTTGAAGATAAAACGCATACCTTTAGATCATTCTATGTAGATAAATTAAAATCAAAGGTAAAGCCAAAAGTTCCTAGGAAGAGGAAAGTTGTCTGATTTAGAGCCGCTGGATCATTTTGACCAGATGAATAAAGTTGTTGAGCAATTGTTAATGGGATCAAATCCAACAGAAATTGCTAGGCAACTTGGCATGAGGCGCGTAGAGGTTCTTGATTTTATTGACGAGTGGAAGAGCCTTGTTCGTTCAGACAACGGGGTGCGTGAGCGAGCCAAAGAGGCTTTGGCGGGTGCCGATCAACATTATGCAATGATTATTAATCGCTCATGGGAGACGGTAGAGCAGGCTGACTCAAACCAACAATACAATATTAAGACTCAGGCTTTAAAACTTATTGCTGATACGGAACAGAAGCGCATGGACATGTTGCATAAGGCTGGCGTACTAGAAGACAATGAGTTGGCTAATGAAGTTCTTGAAATGGAAAGAAAGCAAGAAATTCTTGTGAAAATTCTAAAAGAAGTAACAGCAGATTGCGAGAAGTGTAGGGTTGAAGTTGCTCGTAGACTTTCTCAAGTAACAAATCGTGCTGAAGAGATTAGGATTGTTCAATCTTGATGGATTTCTCAGACTTCATAGATGTTCTTGATGGACACACCTTTGAAGAGAAGCCGGTAATGATTGAAGAGTTTGTTACTTCAGATAGATATCTGAATCTTCCACCACTTTCTGGTCATCAATATACGATGCTTAGGGCCTCGACTCAAATTTATAAGAAAGAAACTTTACAGAAACTCTACGGAGAAGAAGAAGGAACTGCCAGATGGAAGCAGACATGTAATGAAGTTATCTTCCAATTGGGCAAGGGTTCCGGTAAGGACTACATCTCTACCATTGCCTGTGCTTATATTGTTTATTTATTGCTATGTCTTCAAGACCCCGCAAAGTATTACGGTAAGCCCCCCGGTGACTCCATTGACATCATCAATATCGCCATTAATGCTGTGCAGGCTAATAGAGTTTTCTTCAAAGGGTTCGTGACTAGGATTGAGCGGTCGGCGTGGTTTCAGGGCCGGTACAATGCTAAGGCTAACAATGTAGAGTTTGATAAAGGCGTAACCGTACACTCAGGCCACTCCCAGAGAGAATCATGGGAGGGCTACAATGTTATTGTAGTTATTCTTGATGAGATTTCTGGTTTTGAGTTAGAGTCAACTAGTGGAAGTGATCAGGCTAAAACAGCACAGGCTATCTATAAGATGTATAAGGGTTCTGTCTCATCGCGTTTCCCTGACTTTGGAAAACTAATCTTACTATCATTTCCCCGATTCAAAAATGACTACATTCAGCAGCGGTATAATGAGGTGGTTGCTGAAAAAGAAATTGTAGTAAGAACTCATGAGTTTAAGATTGATCCTGAACTTCCCGATGAGATTGAAGAAAATAAATTTACAATCGACTGGGAAGAGGAACATATTATTTCATACACTGTTCCTAGAGTCTTTGCTCTGAAGCGCCCCACTTGGGATGTAAACCCTACAAGGGTCATAGAGGACTTCACAATCGATTTTTATTCCGACCCGGTAGATGCACTAGGAAGATTTGCTTGTATGCCTCCAGACGCCGTGGATGCCTTCTTCAAGTCACGCGAGAAGATCGAACTAGCATTCAACGATCCTGTATGGGCGATAGATAAGTCTGGCAGATATGCTGAATGGTTTAAGCCGGAAGAAGAAAAGATGTACTTTGTGCATGTTGACTTGGCTCAGAAGCACGACCATTGCGCTGTAGCATTAGGTCACGTTGAGTCTTGGGTTCAAATGAAGATTGCTGATAAGATGACTCAGGCGGCTCCAAGAGTTATAGTTGACGCTATAAGATGGTGGACGCCAACGTCAACACAGAGTGTTGACCTATCAGAAGTAAAAGACTATATCTTAGAATTAAAAACTATGGGATTCAATCTTAGGTTGGTGACGTTTGATAGGTGGAATAGTCATGATATTATGCAGGAACTGAAAGTCTATGGCGTGAACACAGAAATTCTTTCTGTCGCTAAGAAGCATTACGAAGATTTTGCGATGCTGGTTACAGAAGAAAGAGTGCATGGCCCAAATAATCCAATTCTTACTGAAGAACTCTTGCAACTTAGGATTTCAAAGGGTAAAGTTGATCACCCTAGGAAAGGCTCTAAGGACTTAGCAGACGCCGTGTGTGGCGCTATTTATAATAGCATTGCTCATACGCCTAGAGATGTTGATAGGGAAATTGAGGTTTATACTTATTCAAGTTTAATCTCTGATAGAGAAGAAGAGCCTAAGCCTAGGAAAAGCATTAATGCTCCTAAAAAAGAAATGCCAGAAGATATAGCGGAAGCCTTGCAGAATATGCAAGTCCTATAGTATAGTATTTAGTACGAGCGGCGGTATCCTAGTGGTTTTGGAAGCGGTCTTATATACCGTGTATCGTGGGTTCGAATCCCACCCGCCGTACAGGAGGATAGATGGATATTTATTATGTAGTTAGTTCAATCATTGTTTTGTTATCATTAATAATGTCTATCGTTATGTTTATAAATACTCTAAAGTCCCGCAAAGAAGTAGATGTCAAGCGCCAAGAGATTAAAGAGTTGAATTTAAAGGTGAGACTGTTAAGTAGACAACTGTTAATACAAAATACTACAGTGCAAACTTACAAGGACACTGTTGAGTCTTTAAGAAAAGAAAACGTTGCATTAAAAAATAGAATGATTAATGGTAAGAAAAAAATTGATGCAATAAATAATTTTATTGCTGATATAAAAAAAACATAGTAAAATAGATATATGAGGAAAAATGGATTTTGTTCTAAGCCGTAGCGAAAGAGTCGAACTTATAATAGAGCGCGATGGGCCAGACTGCTTTCTTTGTGGTGAGCCATTTACCAAGAATCAAAAAATAACAATTGATCATTGGATTCCTAAATCAGCGGGTGGGACAGAAGAGTTAAATAATCTTAGGATTGCACATAAAATATGTAATGTGCGTAAGAGTGATTTAATACCGCCTGATGAAAATACCGTACCGTTTAGAGAGCCTAGGCCGGTGAAAAGAAAAAAAGGAATCTCGCGCTCAGAAATAATGGAAAGGTTCTGCGGCGTATGCGACAACGGTCGCAAGTTAGGACCGCACGATGAATGTATACAGTGTGGTTCTCCTCCCGGCCCAAGGGAAAACCCTAGGTATTTGAAAAGAAGAGCGCCCGATTGTGATCATTCATACAATTGGTGTTGGGCTTGTAGTATTGGGATTGTTGAGAAAAGACCGGCGATGATTGAATTGATGACTGGTGGATAATTTAAATTTTAAGTTTAGGGCTTATTCAGAAGATGATAAGATAGTTGTTCATGTGAAGATGGAAGGAGCAGAAGCAGTTTTCAGGTATAATGATGCTGTTGCTGTTGCTACTTTAGCAGAAAATATGGGGGACATATTAGAGTATGCTATAGATGACTACACAATAAACAAGAAGTTCAAGCAGCAGATTAATGATGAACTGGAAGATTGGTTGAATAATGAATCGTGAAGCCGATATTGAGGAGTTGGAGTTGTATGCCAAATTTCAGCAGGCTTGGGATGAGGGCTTTGAGTTTGCCGTTGATTATTACGATGGAATTATTGATGAGATGCATAGAGCCGTACACCCCGATCAAGCATTCTCGTACAAGAAGTGCTTTGAAAGTCCATGCAAAGATATCGAATGACACTGTAGAATAATTATATTCTCCGATGGTGTAATGGTAGCACCTGAATCTTTGGAATTCATGGTCTTAGTTCGAATCTAGGTCGGAGAGCGCAAGTTACAGAAAGGAAAATAAATGAATGATTTAGATTATGCCAACAAATTGGCAGATGCAATGACAGAAACTTGGAGTAAGGGCAACCTTTCGCCAAAAGATTTTGCAAGCCTAGTAAGATACACAGAGTATTTCCTCAGGAAGTCAAACATTGAAGGTTTTGACTCAAAGGAGTGGATTAGTCGCGCCACTGGCAATACAATTGATTATGTTTCATCAAATCAATTTGTAAATGTTTAATAAATAAACTTCCGCTGGCATACCGAAAAGTAGTATGCCCACGGCCCGTTAGCATAATGGTAGTGCGATTCGTTTACACCGAATTGGCGGCAGTTCAATTCTGCCACGGGCTACATGAAAAAATATAAAGACCCCAATTCATGGGGATATGGTGGTATCAAGAAGCGTGACTTTAATCAAAGTCACGATGGTCCAGAGGAGTTGCCTAGTAAAAAGAAGGCTGGCAGAAAGAAAATATCTAGGTGCGCTCATGACTATGAGTTTATTAAAGAAATAATTTGGCCTTCGTGGGGTAGGAAAAAAGACGCTATCTATTCTTACTCTGCCTGCTCAAAATGTGGTAAGAAAAAAACAGAAGGTCCAAAGTACCAATAATTAGAAAGTAGTTAATCCTATATGAATGTATATGATTGTTTTATGTTTAGTCATGAACTTGATCTATTAGAGTTGAGACTTGGTATTCTTAATGATCACGTTGATTATTTTGTTATAACTGAGAGTCAGACAACATTCTCTGGCGTAGAGAAGCCACTTTTTTATTTACAGAATAGTGATAGATATAGTCAGTGGGCCGACAAGATAATCTATAATGTAATAAATATTCCAGACTTTGATAGCCCTTGGGATAGGGAAAAGTTTTCAAGAAACTCTCCTCTAAACTCTATTCAGTATGCAGATGAAGATATCATTATGTCCGGCTGTTTAGATGAGATTCCCCGGCCTGAGAGTGTAGACTTGCTTCCAGATCTTCTTAAGAATAATTTTTCTAATCATGTTACATTTCAGCAGTCTATGTATGTCTATTATTTAAATAATTTTGATACAAATAACTGGTATGGTACAAGGGCGGCGACATTTGGATATCTAAAGAATTGTTCTATTGATGATATGCATGAGTCTACTGAAGATGATAGATGGATTACCGGACCTATACTAAGAGATGCTGGATGGCATTTTACCTCATGTGGAGGTGCTGATTCAGTCAGACGTAAGATTGAGTCATTCTCACATTCAGAATTAAATAGAACTGATATTATAGATAATATAGAAAATAACATTAAAACCAATGGTGATCTATATTATCGTGACAAGAAATATTCTTATGTTCCGATAGATGAATCCTTTCCACAATATTTAAGAAACAATATGGATAAATATAGTCATCTTATTTACAAAGGAGTAGACTAAATGGATATAGGAAAATTAATTAAAGCATTCACTAAATATGGGAGTGACAAGTCTGCGGCTCATCACTATGAAATAGGTTATTCACAAATTCTACCGGATAGAGTAAATAATTTATTAGAAGTAGGTATTGCTAACTATACTCCAGACAAATCTTCCGTACATGCATGGCATGAAATTTATCCAGATGCTCAAATTTATGCTATTGATATAGTTCCAGAAAAAATGATTAACAATGAATTTACGAAAAGTTTTATTGTAGATCAATCTAATAAAGAACAATTAGAAAATTTTAGGGACAGTGTTGGCGTAAAATTTGATGTAATTATAGATGATGGCTCCCACTTATTCTGGCATGCCAGTCTAACCTATGAAATTCTTAAAGATTGCCTTAACGATGGCGGTATCTATATCATAGAAGATATTCAAAAGACAAGAGAGTTTAACTATCAAGATATTTCAGAGTGGATTTATTATTTAGAGTCTAGGTCTATCCAGTATAAAATAATTGACTGCAAGCCATACAAGAATAATAATGTACTTATGATTTATATGCACAAGGAGTACAATTAAACTATGGATAAATATAAAATAATTGAAGCGTTTAATGCTAACGGAAGTGATAAGTCTAGTTATCATCACTATGAGGTTGGATACTCTCAGATACTTCCAGATAAAGTTAATAATTTGTTAGAGATAGGTATAGGTGACCCCTTTGAGAAATCTTCTATCCATGCGTGGCACAATATATATCCAAGTGCAAATATCTATGCCATAGACATAATGCCAGAAAAGATGATTAACGATGAATTTATTAAAACTTTTGTGGTGGACCAATCAGACCGGGCACAATTAGAAAACTTTAAGAAAACTGTCGGTGCTAAGTTTGATGTCATCGTAGATGACGGATCGCATCAATTTGCACATGCTTCGCTTTCATACGAAGTTTTAAAAGACTGTCTTGCTGAAGGTGGGATTTATATAGTAGAAGATATACAAAAAATTCAGCAATATGACTATCAATGTATTTCAGATTGGTCAGAATACCTAGATGCTCAGGATATTAATTATAAAATAATTGATTGCAAGCCGGACTTGCATGATAACTCACTTATGATTTATATGTACAAGTAGTATAATGAAATTATGGATACAAGAAGTGTAATCACTACTGACACGACTACTGTAAAATACCCAGAGCAAAGTCCTAAGGGTAAAAAGGGTGGCCGTCGCGGTGGTAAATCTAAATAAGGAAGTTATAAGATGGAAGAACTAGTCAATTCGCTGAAGGTGCTTTTATCAGATGTGGTTACATTCTACTTTAAAGCCCACGGCTACCACTGGAATGTTGAGGGAGATGACTTCCCCCAGTACCATGATTTCTTTGCCGCAATCTACGAAGACGCATATGGGTCAATTGATCCCATCGCAGAAAATATTCGTAAGTGTGGGGAATACGCACCGTTCAGGCTTGAGAGATTTATTGAATACAGAACGGTTACAGATAGTAATGTAACACCTGAAGAGGTTGATATGTCTACCGACCTTTACATTGCTAATAATCAGGTAATTGCTACCTTGTATAGGGCGTTTGATGCTGCAAATTCTATTAACCGTCAGGGTATCGCCAACTTTATTGCTGAAAGAATTGATAGCCATGAGAGATGGGCATGGCAATTGCGTTCAGTAATTAAACCAGAGACAAACGAAGTTAACGACTAACTATAGTCTATTCCTACTGATTGGAAATAAATGGAAACGAACAACATTCTAAACGCATTTGATGCGTTGAATAAGCATGTCTATGCTGGTTCTGCCAAGCCTGAGGCTGTGCGAAAAAGACGGGCCAAGAATAAGGCGGCTAGGAAACAGAGAAAGATCAATAAAAGATGAGAATAGGTTTTCTTAGTGCTGACTGGGCTAATCATCAGTATGCTGATGGTGGAGGCTGTACATGGACAAGATGCATCACTGTTTCAGAAGCGTTATCTCAAATTGGTCATGAGAGTATGGTCGGTGAGGTAGGATGGAAGGATGATGAGGGTTTTGTGGCTATTCATCCAGCAGAAAGAATGAATGCCGGTAGCCGTGGTCCGATTAAAAATTTCTCAGGTAACCACTTCGGCAAACTTGATGTTGTTATTCTTAAACTTTTCATGTGGCATGAGGCCGATAAATATATTGCCCGCGCACAGGAAATGGGGCAGACAGTAATAATTGATATTGATGACTTCTTTGACGGCCTTCCTCATGATAACATTGCCTACACTCATACGTCCAAGGAGATGGACCCGCTCTGGAATCGTGAGTGGATGATCCAAAGTTATGATAAAGTTGATGGACTTATCACCAGCACGCAGTTTTTGTACGACTTCTATGAAGGAAGAAATGATAATTCATTCCTAGTTAGAAATTCAATAAACCCAAAGCACTTTACTCGTAGGGTTGATCTCTCTGGCAATAAACCAACGGTCGGATGGGCTGGTATTTTAGCGTGGAGGCAGGACGATCTCAGAGAATTACAGGGTGTCATTGGACCCTTCCTAGATGATAATGATCTTATGTTTCATCACTCTGGAATGCTTGCCGATAATAGGCACGGCATTGCTGAACTCATGAAAATAGATACTGATAGGTTAATTGGCACTACCGGAACGGTTCCTCAGTTCTATAG